TACTGGATTCCTGCTTTTCCAGACATGCACTGTAGATTTAGCGTTAAAATCATAGTAAGGAATATGATAATTAAAATCAAAGGTATCTAAAATAATAGCATCTGCGTCTACCACATAAAACATGTCCGTAGATACTGCTGTTGCTGCTGCTATATGGGCTTGATGTATGCCCTGCACATTTTTAATCCAGTGGATTTTATTTCCGTCGAGCCTAGATATCAATGATTGATATCGTTCTTCAGCGAATGGTTCATAATAGGAAATGAATGCCACATCGAGCTTTTTAGGTCTGCTGGCTATAACATCTATTTGTTTTTTATTAGTAAAAAATCTGTAATCCCATTCACGTTGTAGTATCTTCGCAGACTTCGGAAACAAACAGACTCCGTCGTAATATTGATTATTTAGAAACACATGAATGTAACTCTCATCCCATTTGGTCACGCAATAATCTAAATGAAAGTCAGAATCTAATTCTACGTAGTCCCAAACTACCCAGAAAAATTTTGTAAATGCTCGAGACCTTACTTCTTCAAATGTTTGAACATGTTCGAGTTTTTGTGCGTTAGGAAATCTCAGTCGAAACTGCTGCCATGCTTGGGTGTCTATTGAGCCTGTACCGACATAGAATATATCATACATTGTCAACCGCCCTGTAATACGTCAAACCTAAATTGATTGTCTCGTCATATAGATCTAATGTATATTTGCTCTGTGCTGCATCAAGAAACGGCCAATCGAATCCCAACTGTTGTTTGATTTTTTCGCCAAGGTCTCGAATAGCTGTGTCAAGGTCTTGCCCATTAGCTTGCTCGTAAGGGCGTCCGTACTGCTCCCAGATACCTCTAAGAATTTCAAAATCTCGCACTTCTACATAATTCCATTCAGTGCAATTTGCCAACCATGTGCCTAATCTAGCACCATAGACTGCATACATACCGTTTTCTTCATGAGCACCAACTGTGGACCACATACGTAGTCTATGAATATTATGCCACCAAATCTGTTCTCGAATTTCTTGAGGTGGTACACGTACTCCGTCAAGCAGCGTCATCTTAACACCTTCGCGGAATCCTGCTCTCCACGCTTGAAACGGTGATCCTGTGATAACGCTTTCACTGTAAACTCTGGGAAAATTGCGATATCCATCTTCCCAACAAAAATCTACCTGACCTCGATCGCTGTCACTGTTCTCATGAGTCTTCATGTTAAGGACGAAATCTTTCTTCCAGATTTTTAATCCGCCGTTGCCGTAGCGTAAACCGTTAATACTGTTGCGACCGCACCATCCGTATACCTGTATCTTAGGATCGTCCATATTGAGATCTAAATTAAAAAAAGCAGGATCAACAATATTATCTGCATCCACTGTGATGAACCAATCTGTTTCTGATAATTCAGCTGCGGCTTTGTGAGCATGGTCACTGCCCTTTACTCCATGAATACGCTTGGCCCAAGGCACCTTGGCGCAGAGATCAGCGTAGTGAAGATCTGCATTAGGTTCGTCGTAGCTTAAAAACACTACATCAAATTCTACTGTTTTCATTTATATTCTATCACGTAATTTTTAAACAATCTTCTTGTATATACACTGAACTGGTCAAAGTCAATGTTTTTCACAGTCACAGTCTTACCGATAAGATCATTGATCGTGATAACATGATTCTGATACAGTATGTTAGGATCGTTATATGCAGTGATTAAAAAATTCATTTCAGTGCTGCCATCCCAGACAAAGTTTCTACGTTGGCCTTCAGTCTTTGATTTTTTTGTTCCGCCGAATTCCTGTGACAATTGTATTTTTAATGTTTTAGTTCGTTTAGTGTATGTCAAGTATACATCCGGTTTTGTGACTGCGGAATATTCTGTTGAAACAATTCTATGCAGTACATCATCCAGCTTGATTAAAGTTTTCAATTCTGCAATTTCTAAATTTCCTGAGCTGATGTCTATCATGCAGTTTTCTATCTGTATTTCGGCATTGATTATAGATTCAGCTAAATGACTATCTACAACGACCTTATTGACTTCGTTAGGGAAAGCATAATCGGGACCAATGCTAATGACCTTGCCAGTTGTGGGATCAAACACTGCCACATAGACTGTGGGGGCGGGTTTATACTCCGCTATCCATTTTTCAAAATCTTCTATGGTTTCTATAGTTTCCATGCTATTTCCTCTAAGATGTTAATGACTTCATCAGTGATTTTATCTTTTTCCACGTAATGTACAATGTCATGCTGTTGATAATTGCCAATTTTTAACTGTGCTTTTTTGTCAAGATAAAATCCCACGTGGTTGCTCCAAGTGTCTGCAGGCCAAGGCCAATTCTGTATCATAGGTTTCATGTGAACAATTCTAGGGAACTCCAATGGATATGCTATTTGATCTGATATGTCCAGGATTTTAGCTGCCAGAGCAAACGCTTCATCAGTGCCTACTATCTTGGGTTTATATTCTGACAAAAACACATTGGCAAACTCCACAGGATTTTTGATGATGTGTCTGCCCAGGTCAAAAAAGTCTCGAGCCATTTGAGAATCTTTAGCGAAAAAGGTCCACAAAGAGTATACATCAGGCAGATGATTTTTATCAAAGCATTTGCGGTAAGTTCTATCAGTGACGATCTGTGATCTGTATGTATGCACTCTGTTGGCAATATACAGCTGAGAGTTATCAACATGATAATCGATCCAATGGCTGTAGTCGCGCATGAACAACATGTCAGCATCCAAGCATACAGTATGATCAAACGGAGTCAACTGATCCATCCAGCTACGACCATCCCAAAATGTTTCTTGATTCCATTCTATGACGTGGTCAAACACCCACGGACTTTTAAGTTTTTTTAATTTCGATCGGTCATCTATGACCAATGCTACTTTGTCGTAGCCTGGTTTCTGAGTGTTCTTGATACTGAGTGCAAGAGCATAGGCCATGCTGAGATAATCAACTGTGTCATGTTCTGCAACTATTAGGAGATAGCCAAAATTCATAGCATCTCCAATAGTTGCTGTTTGTGTCTCACAATACTTTGTTTATTCATGATATGAATATCTATGTCGCGAACAGCAGCAGCACAATATGTATTGTCTAATTTATAGTCAACTAAAAATTTCAATGTAGATCCATCAACTTCGTATAAAATGTCTTTGTCTAAAGCTGATAATATTGCTGGCAGGCGGCCTAATGCAGTCTCTTCAAACCCATCTAACAGATGTTTAGCAACACTGAAGGCAATGTCATTTCTAAACTGTCTGTGATCGAATCTAAACACGTCAGCATAATACAGATAATTTTGTTTGACATACTCCACTGTGTCAAAAAACAGTTTAGACGCAGGATTTTTAGTGAACATCACCGTGGTGGCCCAATATAGTTTCACTCCAGTTTCAGAAATATTGACATCGAGATATCCCAATCTGCGTTGACTGTAAATGTCGTTGATAGATTCTCCTATCATAATGTCTTGGTCGACATCCCAATAGCTGTTGAGGTTGTCAGACAGTATGAAATAATCACTGTCGATCAACAGTGTTCGATCATATGGAGTCAGCTCCCAAGCTGAATGTCTATTGGTGTTAGTGAACGGCACCATCTGTCCATCGATGCCATCTCTGAGAAATCGTTGATTACTGGTTTCTGGTTTTTCAGTTATTATAATCTTGTCAAATACAGTGTTGGCTAAATCAAAGACTAGACTCTGTTTCATCCACTCGATGGTGGTAGCGTCAGTGACCAAACTCACTGGCACTGAAAGATGTTTTTTGGCTAGGCCGCCGCTGATTATGCTGAGCAAAGCATAGTCTACTGTGCGATTGTTATGCGCATAGATCAAAATGCCTTTGGTCATACTTGTATTAGTTTTTCCACAGATCTGCTTTTTTTGATCTGTTGATATTGAGCGAAATATTCATTAGTGACTTCAAAATACCTACTGAATATTTCGTCGCAAAATGCCTGCACGTCACTGATCAATACGGGATTTTGATTTACATCAAGAAGCACCACATCTGTGAGTCTGCCTTTGACACATAGCATTTCTACAAAAGTCAGCAGATCTCTGTCAATGCGAAATATACCACCACTGTGGCCATAGTTGAGTTTGGCTTCAGATCTTTCTTTGAGGATTTTTTTCTGTATAGAAAAAGTCTGTTG